CAGGCATCCTCCTCTTCTGTGTATACTTTGCCTGTGATCTGCTCATATTCCTCCGGCGTGATCCATTTACCTACAGCATTATGTACACGGTTCTCATTCCACAGTCCTTTGTCATAGTAATTTTTTACTTTTTCATAATTCTTACTCATCTAAACTTACCTCCATCTGCATAGCCATATAGTCAATATCTGCCCTCTGTTTTTCGATACTGTCCGCGTTCTCGGCTGTTTTTTCTGCATTCTCGGCTAAACTCTCAGATACAGCAGTGATCCTCTGCTCGATGTCATTAACTTCTTTTTCCAGGACAACGATTTTCACATCTTCCCTCAGAATAACCTGTTCTAAGACTACATACCCCGGAATCACTGATGTCAACATGTCCTCATCAGTATAAACCTTTAACACTGTAAGTTCTTCTTTATCTGAAAAAGCTTCCTGCAGTTCTTCGCAGGTTTTGTTATCTGCAAATTCAATATTCAGTTTTCCATCCACATGATTAATATTGTTGATGGTTAAAATGTTTTTTGTGGTTTTTAATTTCATAAAAATTCCTTCTTTCTTATTATTTTTCGTAAAACAGCGGTTTAAAGAAATATTATACACAGACAGAGGTTGATAATATTATTAAAAAAAACAAGGTGAAATCCATTGTTATAGAGTTCGAAGGCGTTACTACCAATGAAAGCAAAGCATTTTTCCCAAAATATACCTATTGGGGATATGTCGGCGAAAAAACCACTGAAATTGATAATTTAATAGCACAGGGGCACACAATTCTTGGCGGTTTTATCTGCGGCGGTCCACACAACGATGCCTCCATGGCTGGCAATGGTTCAGATAACATAGGTGTTATAGTCGGTTCAGCAACTTATTATAACGTCCCATATTCATTTTACGTTTTTTCACAAGCTTATCAGACAATAAGGATTAAGGTCTGCGTTTTATATATTTAATATTTAACACAGTTTTATAGCAGTTATCTTTGTACTGATCTGTCCAAATGTCACAGCTTTTGGTACTTTTATTAAAAATTTTAAATTGGTAATTGCCTTACCAGATATTATTTCATGCATGGTCAGCCACGTGCCACCGTTTCCGCTGTTTGGGGCGGTGATTCCAATCGCCTGATCGACGGTACTTTTTAATGATACAACATCCACAGTAGAACTTTCAGAAACCCAACAGTAATAATTTACCAGCCACGTTCCGGAATCAATAGATAATCCGTCCGCACCTGCATAACTCCATGTATCGGAGAAGTATTTATTAAATTCGTTACTGCTTACCTGACGGTATCCGGTATTGAACATGGTTTTGGCGTCGGCTTTCTTTAAATATGTGGTCGGAATATCATTACCATCGTGATCTGCATCAGCCCGACCAACACGTACAGCAGGATAGGTGTCGTTAAGTTCATTATGTGCGATCAGATTAATTACTTTGTCGCTAGTATCGAATAATGGTGTAAGAGTCCCCATAAGTCCAGACCAGTCACCTTTTATAATTTTTATATACGACTTATTTGCTAAACCGCTGTTTAACGTATTAATATCGGAAATTGCCTGATCCAATTCGGTTTGATTTGCCTTTTTCCCAATAGCTTCATTAAGCGCTGTTGCAACATCCTTATTTTTATCAATCAAATCAGCCAGTTCTCTCAAAGTATCCGCTGTTTCAGGTGCCCCATTTATCAAATCAGCAATTGCTTTATCAGTGTAATTCACTAATTGCCGATAATATGTATCAAACACTTTCTGATGCGGTTCATTCTCATTATTTAAATGGCTTTGAATAATTGTAAGTTGCTGTTCTGCCACTTTTTTTATAAAAGCATCATTATTTATGAGTTGCTGAAAAATAGCGTTGAAAACATCAGCATGTCCCGGTGTTGTTGGCTCCAGTTTTTCAATTTCACTATTATAAGTCTCTAAAACTTCAAAATTTGCCATTTACTGTATCCTCCTATCTAATATAAATCCTGAATAGAAAATGTATCCTCCATAGTATCCTTCCCTTTTGCCATAAATGTAGCTATTGCGACAATGTCATTTTCTTCATCTACCAAGGCTATCTCTGATATGTACTCTCCTACAAGTTCATTTGCCTCAATTAATAATGAATATTCATAGCAACTATCAGATACTTTCCTAGATGCTGTGTACTCTTTTCTGAGAAGCTCATGTTTTAGAGATG